AGATTGCCGTTCGGATCGGCCGGCGTCAGAACCGGGATCGCAACCGGGGTGGTGAAACCCTGCGTGCCGTCGCGCTTGACATAGACGGTGAGGTCAACCCCGGCCGCGTCCGTCGCCTCAGCAGCGCTCTGGGCCGCCGCAGCCGCCGAGTTCAACGCCGCCGCCGCCGCGTCCTCGGCCGCAACGCGATCCTCATGCACCGCAGGCGCGTCCACCGCGATGTCCTGGATCGCCAGCACGTCGTTATGCAGTGTGTTGACCACGCCACCCGTGATCGAGAACTCCCAGTCGTCATGCGGCCCCGGATCGCCTACCACCCACATCAGGTCGGCGATCAGCACCCCGGTGTCCGGCGCGTAATCGACCACGCGCGCGGTGGCGAAGTCGTCCGGGGTCGAGCGGCGCGTGATCGAGATGAACGCCGTCGGCATGAAGTGCGTGCGCTGCGGCCCCTCCGGGACCACGAAGACAACCTGATTGCCCTCGGTGAGCGTGTTGGGCGTGTCGCTGGTGGCGACCAGGAAGCCGAGCGTGGTGAGCGCCTGGATCTCCTCGGCGTAGTGCGAGATGCTCTGGTTCAGCCAGTCCAACCCCAGCTCGACCAGCTTGTCGGCCTCAGCCTGCCAGTCGGCCGCAAAGCCGCGCAGGCTCGACAGCTCCGCCTCGATCGCCTGCGTCATGGCCCGCAGGTCGCCGAGCAGCGGCGCGTCGGACGGCCAGGGGAACCGCTCGTCCAGCCGCTGCCGTGGCGCGAAGGGATCGGTGGTCATCAGGCTTAGTCGATCTTCAGCTCACGCATGCGGGCGATCTTGCGCTGCAACCGACTGTCATCCTTGTTGCGCTTGGCCAAGGAGACCCCGATCGCGCCATCCTTCATCAACCTGTAGGGCTGGCCCTTCGGCTCATCGATCTCGCCGGGCCGGGCCAAGCGCACCGGCACAGGCGAAGCGGGGTCCACCGGCCGCCGGTCCTGGAGCACGCCGGCATCCTCGAAAACCACCGCCATCTCGGCGTTGACCCGGAAGTAGACGCCGCCGGGATATCTGGTGTCGAGATGCTCGTGCTGGCGCGAGAGCATCACATCGTAGGTTTCGTCCACCGGAACGCTGGCGGCCTTCGGTCTGGTTTGCGGCATCACGGCCTCCGTTACACGATCTGCTCGATGTCCACGCGCTCGGCCACGAGCTGGGCCACATGCAGGTTGTTGGTATTCCCCTCGATCCACCAGCGGAACTGGGTGAGCCCCATGGTGCTGTTGGGCGTGCCAAGGTTCCACACCGCCTCGATTAGCAAGGCGTGCGGATCGTCTGGCGCCACCGTGTCCACGCGCGAGCTTGGCGCGACATTGGTGTCATACGGATTGGTGACGGTCTTCATCAGGAAGAGCGTCATCGTGTGCCGGGTCGAGTACCAGTTCTCGATGCGCAGCTTCAAGGTGATCTTGTTGGAAAGCGGGCAGGTAATCGGCTCGCTGATGTGCTTGAACGTGGAGTTGGGTCGGCGCGTGCGCACCCGCGAGTTGGCGCCGACCCCAAAGCCCGGCATGCTCGCGGTCGTCCCGACCAGCACGATCTTGTGCTCGACGTTCGGCGGGAGCTGCGCCAGGGGATGGTGCAGGCCGTCCTCATCCGCCTTGAGCTGCGCCTCTTCCAGGTCGATCCACTGTCCGGCCGGCGGCACCCGGATGAGATGACGGATTTCGGTCTGCGGCGGCATGATAGTGGAGGCCAAAAGATCGATGGCTGCGATGCCCTGGTCGAGGTTGAGGCTCATCATCGGCACCTCGACGCGCGGCGAGGTAAACTGGGCGAACCATAACTGGAACGAGATGTCGCGCGCCGGGTCGGCGCTCGCCCACCGGCCGTCGGTGATATAGAACAGCGTGCCCTGATTGAACTTATTGTTGAGCGCCAGATAGACGGTGTGGTTGCCCCCCGTGATGAGCACGAAGGCGTAGCGTTTGCCGGCGTGGAGGAAGGTCGGCTCGAACTCGAAAAAGGTATAGTTGGCGGATGGGTAGACCTTGATGTCGGCCGTCGTGACCGACGCGATGGCGATCACCTTGGTGATGTCGGGCTCGCCCGTGTCGGCGTTGCAGATCAGACAGGTCACGTCACCGCTCGTGCCCTTGCCGGCGAACGTCACGCCGATCCGGGTGATCCAGCCATCCTGGCTGTTAAGGAACGTGTTCCCCATGATCGAACCGGAGGCTTGGCGCTTGGTGACGACCCACTCCCAATACGACTCCTCGTAATAGTCGAGCCACGCGCCACGCGCCCGAACGTTCAGGTAATCGCCAGTCATGTAGGCTTGGGTGTCGAGGATCTCCCAGATCTCGCCGGACCAGAAGCGGAAGGTCGAGCTGATCGGGTCGAAGTAACCGGCGTGGGCGATGTAATCGGGGCCGTTCAGCCAGTTCGAGCACAGCATGAAGGTCGGACCATAGCGCCAACGCGAGCGCGTCATGGTCTTCTGGACATAGTCAACGGTCTGATATGGATAGGCCGAGATCTTCTGCGCCACCTCGGTCGAGAAGATGCCGGTTCGCAGCACATCCTTATAGGCCGGCAAAACGAAGAAGTTCTCCACCGCCACGTCGGCGTTGAATTGGTTAAACAGCGCGAGCTGCGTCTCCTGCACGCTCGCATCACCGTAGCGGATGCCCTCCTCGACGTTGGCGCTCCAATCCACATAGGTCGGATCGGAGTGGTCGTAGCCCAAAAAGTAGTCTGCGTGATAAGAGCTATATGAGCTGGGTAGCTTCAATTTTTCCTTGGCACGAGCGAGATCGGCAGCGATCTGGTTCACGAAGTTGGCATTGGCCAACCCGCCGAGCCGGGCGGACAGACCGGCGATGTCGGACTTGAGCGTGTCGAGAATGGCCGCGATGCTATTGCGCCACTCGTCCAGCTCGCGCAGACGCCGATCCTCATCCTCCAGGTTGGGCGCGATGTTGTCGGTGGCCCGGTCGATGCGGATGATGCCGGTCGGGTCGATCAGAACGTAGGCCACCTCCAGGTGCCCGGCCGGCGCCGGCTTCTTATCGGGCTCGGCCGCCAGCTCGCCCAACACCTTGTCCACCGACGCCCAGCGCCGGATCACCGTCGGCTTGGTCTGCGCCTGCACGGCCCGCGTGGTGGCGTTGGTCAGGTAGGTGCGCGGCTCGGGCTCGGCCGGCTGCTCATCCGGGTAGACGGTGATCGTGACCCAGCGCTGGTTGATGACCGGCAGGGCACCCAAGAGATCGACCGCGACGCCGGAGGGCGTGTCGTTGTAATACGCCTTGCCGTTCTCATAGAGGCGCCCGGCGCCGACGCGCACGGCTGAGGCCCCGTTCTGCGCCACCGAGAAGCCGGTGAACTTCGCGCCGGGGATGAGAAGGTCCACCCCGATGGCGTCAAACGTATCGCGCGGGAACTCGCCGAGTGCGTTGAAGTCCTCCAGCACGGCCTTCTGGTTTATGTCAAACAGGACTCGGTCGAGCATCGGACAGGTTCCTTGACCACTGTTACGTCACCCGCCGCGCGTCAGAGAAAGTTCGGAACCCACTCGCCCGCAACCATCGCCTCCGTCGCGACATCACTCGGCGTAATCAGCCGCCGCACTGCAAAACTCACGTACACGCTATCCCGCAGCGCCTTCGAGGCACTCACCGCCCGGTAGGCCCGGTCACAGTGGGCGAAGTCGTCGGCCGTGATGAAAGCATGATCGATGTAGCTCGCCTCGATGTAGAAGAAGTCCACAACGTCAGTGGTCTTCAGGTCGATTAAGACATGACTTGTGTAGCTTGGGAACCCTAGGCGATCGACGCCAATGTAGCTCCAACCTGCCGTCATCGGGGCCAATACGTCAGGGTCGAGCAAATAAATCCGCTCGGCCAGCATCTGGTCGCCTTCATCCTCGCCGATGAAGGCATCGTCAGTTTCCGTGACCTCGAAGTCCTCACCGATGTAAAGGTAAGGCCCGCCATCGCGGGTGTCGGAGTCCCACTCGTACCGCAGAGAGACCGGCGTCAACGTCGGCGATAGGATCGAGATCGACGCCTCTTCCCCATGCAGGCGCCAATCGACATCACGATAGAAGGTGTAGATCTTGGGCTCGACCGCATCCTCCGCCGCGATGATGTTGCGCTCGTCATCCTCGCCGATGAAGCTGTCATCGATGAAGAAAGCCAGCGGGCTCTCACCGATGGTCGAGGTCGTCACGGTCTCGCGCGTGGTGCCGTCCGTGAAAGTCTCCTTCACGAACCCGACTTGCAGCGGGATGTCCTGGCCGTGGAAGCGCAGCACCATGCGCCGCCCGGACAGGATCGGGGCATCGTTGAAGCCGATGAAGTCCACGCCGATGTAGGAACCGCCCTCCAGCCCTGGCGCCTCATCCTCGCCTAAGAACATCTCGTCCAGGCCGGACGTGCCAACCGCCGAGCCGGCGTAGATGCGAAGTTGCGGCAGAAGCTTGAGCCACTCCTGATACTCCTCCGCCGACATATCCTCCGAGATGAAGAAGCCCTGCGGCGGGTTGATCTCCTGGATCTGCTCGTAGCCGTTGATGCCGAGCGCCATGATCTCGGCCTGGGACGTGCCGCGGTAAGCCTTCCACGTCCAGTCCTGGGACAGCCACTGCCGCTTCTGCCCCTCGTTCCAATCGCCCTCCCAATAGATCACGCCGAGATTGTAGGCATGCACCGGGATGTTGCGCACCTGGACCTTGCGCGGGTCCCACTGCTCCTGGATCAGTTCGGCCGGGATGCCGAGCAGGCGCTGCGCCTCGACATCCGTGAAGGCGCGCTCGGCCCCCTGCGCATCCCGGTAGAGGATCTCGGAGCCGGCGTCGTCAGCGATCTCGGCCATGGTCACTCGCGGAAGCCAAGAAAGCGCACGCGCACGCTCGTGACCTTGACGACCTCCGTCTCGTTGGCCCGCACGGTCTGGAGCGGCGCGTAGAGCACCATGTCGGACACGTCCGGCGCCCGCACGGCGGCTCCGATCCAGGCCGGCGAGTGATCCACGCCCAAGAAGCGCTGCGCCTCCACAAGCCCCGCCACGCGGCTGGCGACGCCCTCCAGCGCGCTCGGCTTGTCCACATTGGGGTAGAGCCAGACGCCGATGTCGTAGGCGATCGGGATCACGCGCGGTCCCATGACCGAAATGATGTCGGTGCGCGGCTTGATCTCGCGCTTGTGCAGGTAAGCGCGCACCGCGATCAGGCGCTCGGTGGAGGGAACCGGATTGTCACCGTTCGCCATCATGGTGACGTAGACCGAACCGGGGTCGGCCCTGGGATCGCGAAACTCGCCCTCCAGCGGGTTGATGGCGGTGCAGTCACGAAGGTCCCCGTCCACCGTGCGGGCGAAATACTCGTAAGCCTCCGACGTGCCAGACGCCGCCAGGGTGTTGGGCGCAAGCCAGATGCGGCGCCGGTAGGCGTTGTCCCGGCGCGTCTTCTCCAGCGCGCTCTCATCCTCGGTGTAGGTCTCGCTCGGCAGACGCGGCACGCCGCCGGGATAGTTGCTGGCCAGGGTGTCGAGGTTGGTGGACCACGCGAAGGCAAGGTTGGTCGCGCGCGCAAAGGCGTTCATGCGCGAGAGCGCGATGATCTCAAACGACGTATTGGCTTCTTGCAGGATGACAACCGGATCGAACTCCAGGACCTCGACATCGTATTGGGCCGCCATCGGCGGATCGTGGGCCGCCCAGCGCTCCTTGAACTTCTGCATGCGCGCCGAGAAGATCGTGTCCTCATCCGGGATCTCGATCAGCGTGATCTCGGGGAACCACGCGCGATCCACGACGCCATAGCGGCTCACGGCTGCACCTCCCAGCGCCCCTCACGCTGCAACAGGTTGATGCGCCTGCGGTCCTCCGAAGTCCTGTCGCCCAGGTGCCCGCGCGGCATGTAGACCCCATCGTGGCGGAAGGTGATGCCGCCCTTCCGGATCTCGTTCGCCGATGTGAGTTGCCGGCCTTCGATGTTGCTGGGCGAGTTGGGGAGCTGCGCAACGTAGACCCGGCGGATCTGGTAGCCGGGCTCGAACAGGTCGAGCGCGGACGCGAACGCATAGTAGAACTTGGTGATGTTCTGCTGCGTCGTCAGCTCACCGAGCAGATGCGGCACCAGAGAGCCAACCCAGCGACGGAGCACCCTGGAGTGATATCGGGTGGCGTAGAGGATGGTCATGCTCTGGAAGACGTGCCGGAACCCCGCGATCGGCTTAAACGTCTGCCGATCGACGCCGATCCGGACGGGGGCGAGCGGGACCGGGTTGTTGTAGCCCGGCCAGATATCGCCCCACCAGTCGTAGGAAAAACTTACGGGCATGCCGGGGGCCGCCGCGTGCGCTACTTCTTAGGCTTCTCGGACTTGGTCTGAGGCGCGCTGGCCGCCGGGTTCTCGCCTGATAGCGTCGCCTGGAGCACGGCGCCGCGGGCGCCCTCCGGCGTCGCCTGCCCGAACGGCGC